ATTCCGTCTACTACCAGATGATTCAGCATCCTACGGTAAGATCGTTGATCGTACACTAGGAACTGCACCAGCAGGTGGACAGTAATTTAATAATAATTAAATAACGCAATTCCGCTCTGTCTTTTAAGGCAGGGCGGTTTTGTTTTTGGTATACTTATATAATGGCCACATCGGTATATGACATTAAAAATATCAAAATCCTTGACGGGACAGAGATAGAAATTTCTCCATTAAAAATTAAATACTTAAGAGAGTTCATGGACAAATTTGAAAATGTTAAAATTGCAAAGGGTGAGGTAGAGGCAATTGAGGCTTTATCTGAATGTGCACAAGTATGTATGAAACAAACAAGACCAGACCTAGCCAACGATAAACAAAAATTTGAAGATGCTATAGACTTAGAAACACTTTACAAAATATTAGATGTTTGTGCTGGTATAAAGATTAATGAAAAAAGGGATGAACCAGTAAAGAAACAAGCAGTTGATAGTGGATCATCTTGGAATGATTTAGATTTAGCAACACTAGAAGCGGAAGCATTTTTGCTGGGTATTTGGAAAAATTATGAAGAACTGGAAATATCTCTATGTATGTCAGAATTACTAAAGACTCTAGAGGTTAGTAGAGAGTCAGACTATACAGATAAAAAGTTTTCTGCAGCAATGCAGGGAGTAGACCTTGATGCTAATGCTAAAAAGACTAATGCCTGGGAAGATATGAAGGCAAGAGTATTTAGTGATGGGGCTGCAACAGATGCAAATGATATATTAGCCTATCAAGGACCAAATGCTGAAAGGGCTGGTTTTGGAATTGGATTAGGTCTTGACTACGAATCTGTAGAGGGCTAAAAACCCAGTTGCTATGGTATAATTAATTTAACCAATATGGAGGAATACAATGTCTGAAAAAGTAGAAAAACTCGCCCTCATCGATGGCACAGAGTTTGAAGTTAAGCCACTAAAAATTTCGTTACTAAAGCCTTTTATGAAGTCGTTTACTGGCTTGTCTGAAGTAGCGGACGATAATGAAAAGTCTATGGATATCTTGCTTGATTGCGTACAGATTGCATTCAAACAATATTTCCCAACTCTAGCAGAGGAACGAGAAAAGATTGAGGATAACCTAGACCTTCCTACAGTCTATAAGATCATTGATGCTGCATCAGGAATTAAACTTTCTGATCCTACAACTTTGATGTCTGCAATTTCTAAGTAAAGAGGGTGTGATGATTGTCTGACGTAAATGCTAATATAGGTATTAATTTTGATACCCAAGAAGCACTCGCACAATTACGCCAGTTACAGGCAGGCCTTAGCCGATTTAATCAATCGTTAACAGAAGGCAATGTCGCTGCTGCTAATGCACAAAAAGGCTTAAATGCTCAATTAGTACAGGCAATCAATGCAAGTGGTAAGTTCGTAGCAAGTCAAAAAGATGTCGCAAGTTCAACGTCTGCATTTACTACTGCCTTAGAAAAAAACCAATTAAGTCTTAAACAATACTTTAGATATAGTGCTGCAGCAGCAACTGCAGACAGCAAGGTATTTCAAAAACTATTTAGTCAAGAAAGAGATATTCTTAACCGTGCTCGTAGAGACAGAGTTAAGATGCTTCAGTCTCAATATATTCAGTTAAATAGTGCACAGGGAGATCTTGTAAAGACTCTTCAGATAGTTCCAAAACATCTTGAGATGGTTAATGGAAAAATTGTTGATTATACAACAAAGGTTCAGATGGCTGCACAAAGACAGCAGTTTCTTAATCAATTACTAAAACAAGGCTCTACAAATTTAATTAACTTTGGTAAAAATACGCAGTGGGCAGGCCGTCAGTTAATGGTTGGATTTACAGTCCCATTGACAATGCTTGGGTCATTTGCAGCAAAAACATTTAGAGAGATGGAAGAAGCATCTGTAAAATTTAGCCGTGTTTATGGAAGTATGTTTACTCCACAAGATGAAACAGACAAGATGATTGCACAAGTTAGATTACTTGGTCAAGAATTTACAAAATATGGTATCGCAGCCTCTAAGACAATGGACATGGCAGCAACCGCTGCAGCAGCAGGTTTTGCTGGAGCAGATTTAGTAGCACAAACAACTCAAGCAACTAGGCTTGCAGTACTTGGACAAGTAGAGCAACAGCAAGCACTAGAGACAACAATATCTTTACAAAATGCTTTTGGTTTATCTGCAGATCAACTTGCACAAAAAATTAACTTTCTTAACGCAGTAGAAAACCAGACGCTTTTATCTATTGAAGACTTAACAATTGCAATTCCTAAAGCAGCGCCAATTGTGAAGCAACTTGGTGGATCTGTTGAAGACCTTGCATATTTTATGACAGCAATGAAGGAAGGTGGAATTAACGCATCAGAAGGTGCTAACGCTCTCAAGTCTGGTCTTGCTGCAATGATTAACCCAACTAAAAAAGTATCAGAGATGCTTGCTGGAATGGGAATCAATATTAATGGAATTGTAAATGCCAATGCTGGTAATTTAAGAATGACTGTTCTTGGTTTTGCACAAGCGCTAGATACATTAGACCCACTTTCTCGTGCAAGAGCAATTGAACAAATGTTTGGTAAGTTCCAGTTTGCACGTTTGTCAACTCTGTTTCAAAATATAACAAAAGATGGATCACAAGCATCAAGAGCACTAGGCCTTGCAGGAAACTCTGTTGAAGAATTAGCAATCTTGTCTGAACGAGAACTTGGAAAAGTTGAAGATGCTACTGGTGTAAAATTCCAAAAAACTATTGAAGAGTTAAAGATTCAACTTATACCACTTGGAAAAGCATTTTTGCAAGCAGTAACACCAGTTGTTGCATTTTTAGGTAAAGTTTTAGAAAAGTTTAATGGGTTTTCAGAGGGAACAAAGAAAGTAATTGCCATTGTTCTTGGTGTTGTTGGAGCACTAGCACCAGCAGCACTTATGGCTTTTGGACTTGTTGCAAACGGCCTAGGACAACTTGTAAAACTTTTTGCATTCCTAAGAGGAGGTATGGCAAAACTTAATGGACAAAACCAAGTTCTTGGTGGTGGATTTGATTATTTAACAAATTCAGAAACAGAAAATATTGCTGCTTCAAATTCCTTACACCTTTCACACAAAGATTTAATATCAACTTTTAACGTAGAAACTGGATCAGTAAATGCTTTAGCACTAGCCTATACTAATGCAGCATCTCAGGCAAGGACTTTAGCAGCAGTTTCTCCAGGGCTATTTAATACAGCACCAGGACCAGCAGGAGCAGTAAGTGGACTACCACCAAGAAAATATGCAGATGGCGTATTTAGTGTTCCAGGACCAAAGGGCGCTGGAGATGTTGTTCCTGCTATGCTTTCTCCAGGAGAAGCAGTTCTACCAACAGCAATAACAGATAAGTACGGACCACTTATTGCTGCAATGATGACTGATAGCATTCCAGGTTATAAGAAATCAAATATTAGACAATCGCATACTGGAAGAGTTTCAGGTGGACTAATACAAACTAGAACATTCTCTGGCGCAGCAATTATGGGTCCAGGAAACCAGGCATCAGGTCCAGTTGATGGTTCAAGTCTTGCTGGAATGGATTCAAACTTCATTGGTGGAATGGATGGAGCAACAGATCAATTTAAGGCTGCAATGGCAGCAGCAATGAAAACACAAATGATGCAGGTGGATGGCGTAACAAAGTTTAATGCAAAGACATATCAAGAATATTCAGATAGTTGGAGTGGAATAGATGATGTTTTGGATCAAATTGCTGATGAGTTTGCAAAAGGAATTAAACCAGGAGTTACAGATGTTAGTCAATTAGGACAAAACCAATTTCCACTTATTATGCAGCACATTGATGAACTTGAAAGTTCTTTAAAGATTACTTCTGATCAAGCAAATACCTTAAGAGAGTCATCAAGAAAATTATTTAATCCAGATCTAGGAACTCCTGCAAATCCTGGAAGGGATGCTGTAGCAAAAAATAGACAAAGAATTGAAACTGGAATTGATGACAATGGGAATGAAGTTGTAACCCGTGTCGGAGTTGAAAGAGTTGCTCTAGATGGTAAAAAAGGTTCAGACTATCTAGATGCTAGAACTAAAGCAAATACAGAAAGAGAGTATGCTAGAAGAGGCGTTACTCCTCCAGAAAGCGCAACATTTGCACATATAAAATCTGGAGAAAAGTCATCTGACTATATTGACCCAATTGCTAGTGCAAGAGATGGAATCTCTGCTGCAGAACAAAAAATTGTTGACACATTAACATCTGGCGGTAAGATTAAAGAAGGCACAGTAATTATAACAAAAAGAATTTCAGATTCAATTGAAGAAGGTTTATCAGAAGCAGAAAAAAGAGCAGAAACAGCATCACCATCTAAAAGAACCGAAAGACTTGGTAAAGATATTGGCGATGGATTAAAGATTGGTCTTGAATCAAAAGTTACAGAGGTCCGTCAGTCTTCACGCAAACTTGGCGATGCAGCAGTTCCAGATAAAGCAAATAAAGCATACTACGATTCAATGCGTGACTCCCCAGATGAATTTGCAAAGATGAAGTCTATTGATAGACAAAGACGTAAGTTGGCTAAAAAATATAAAACAAAAGGTTCTTCAGTAACAACAACTACTGAAACCTTGTCTGCTGAGGTATCTTTAACTGGTAAACAACAAAAAGCACTTAAAGAAGCAGCAAAGAATGCTTCAAGAACAACAAAAGCCTCTGGAGATTTACTTGAAAGCACAAAAGACTCATCAAAACATGCTGACAAACTTGCTGACACATTAGGGGATCAGAAGACAACTGTTATTGGAACGACTAAACTTGAAGATGCTATCAATCAAACAACTTCACAAACAGCATTAGTACAAGAACAGATTGAAGCAGAAAAACAAAAGCAACTTATGGCAGAGCAAGCGATAACAAAAAATGCACAAACATCTGCAGCCAATGGTGCAACAAATGGAACAATTCCACCAGGTAATCAATCTACAAATATTCCATCAACATATTTAAGCGAAAGTGATGCTCTCAAAGAAGCATCAAAATATGCAAAGGTTCCCGTCAATCCAGACGATCCTTCACTTGGCACTAATATTTTAATGAATGGGGCAACTGGAACACCATTTACAAATAAACAAATGTCAAAACTTAAGAGACAACAAAGAGCCCAAAAGGTAAGTCAGGTCTCTGGAAAGATGTCTGGTGCTTTGGGTGTAGGAGCAATGGTTGCGGGAGCCGTAGGGGCACCTACAGGCGTTACAGCAGCATTAGGTGGAGCGTCTATGGTTGCTCAAATGGCACCAATGATTGCAGGACTGGGACCTTTTGGAATAGCAGCAGCAGCACTTGCAGGAGCCACTGGCGGTCTATATATGTTAGATAAGGCAGCAGAAGCAGCAGCCAAAGCACAAACAGCACTTGCAAATAAAACACAAATGACTTCAAGTACGTTAAAGGCTATTGGAGAATCAACTGGAAAAGTTGGTGCAAGCGAAATTATGGATCGTAGAAGACAAGAAGCAAAGTCTGATAGATACACAACCAACTATGATCGTAAGGGCCAACAATTTGGAACAACATTCCTTTCTGGAGATGCTGGTAAATCTATGGCAGAAGGATTTTCAGAAAATATTAAGATTGCAGGAAAAGATCAAGCAACTCAACAGTTTGCAGCAAACCTTGCACTTGCAGTGTCTGATGGAGTAATGACTTCTGTTGAGGCATCAGATGTAGCAAGACAGATGGCAATTAAATTTGAAGACACAGCACTACAACCAAGAATTGATGCAGAACTAAATAGACTCATTGGTCCTTATGGTGAAGATCTACTTAAAAACCCACTTCAAGTAAGAATTAATTTAATTGATGATCAATCACAAATTTCTAAAATATCAACAGATAAACTTGCAGGTTCTATTAGCCAAGATAACAGTAGTTTAGACTCTAAACTTGCATCAATTGGAACAATTCTTCTGCCAGGTGGAATTCCAACTCAAGCAGCACTTAGCGGTTCAAACTTTATGACAAAAAGCAAAGGCTATAACTTTTCAGAAACTTTCACTCAAACTAAATCAGAAAAGGTTGCATCATTTGGGGCTGCTTCTAATGCAAACAATATGGGCGCAGCCCAATCTCAATTAGACGCCTATAACTTGGAATCAGAGAAAAAGATTAAAGAACTTGAAGCAGAAAGAGCAATCACTACAGAAAAATCAAAACAAGAAGCAATTGATATTAGAATTCAGACTGCCCAAGATGAACAAGCAGCAGGCGCTCAACAGATTAGGGACAAGATTGCACAAACATTAGATGATCAACTTGCCCTATTTGCCGTTGCAAAACAAAGATCAGCGGTAGAAGGAGCATTTTTTGATTCACTAAAGGAGTCTGTAAATCTAAAATACAAGGGCACAGCAATGGAAGCCTTTACTGGAGATATGCTTGATAAGTCTGCAGATTTAAAGAGTAAAGAACTAGAGGTAACAGTAAACACAATCGTGGCTTCTGGTCAAGTAAACCCACTTGTCATGACAGATCTTTTAGATGCATTTACTGGCGATGAGGACGCCTTAAAGGGAGTTCTAGACGTTGCAGTAAAGACACATGGTGCAGACAAGATTGCTCTTCTTATTAATAATCTTGGTGGAATAAAGAAACCAGAAGTTAAGAAAAAGTTAACAGTAGCAATAACTAAATTGCCAACTAAAGATATGGACAGAATTAATGATACGCTTGTTCTACTTGGAACAATGGATCAAAAAGATTTTGATATTAATGTTTATCTTGGAGACGACGCAGATAAGGCTTTAATAAAACTTAAGAAATTACAAGGTCAATTAGAAGGAATTGAAACTGTTCCAGATCCATTAACAAAGGCAATTCAGTTAGAGAATGTAGGGCTTAGCCAAGATGCAATGAATGGTATTACCGCTAATTGGGAATACTTTATGTCTCTTCCAGAAACAGTAAGAAAAACTGCTATTCAAACATATGTGACTGCTTTTACAACAGTGACTGATGATGCAGTGAAGGCTAGAATTGCTAAAAAGGTTGCAGCAACAGGAGGTGCTAGTACGGTTGCAAACTATTATGCTACACCAGAAGGACAAGCAGCGATTAGAGAAGAACTTGCTCTTGAAGCAACTAAGCCACAATACTCACCAAATGGAGAAAAGCCAAAACCTGGAGCAGGGGGCCAAGATGGTGGAGGCAAAGGAGATAATCCGCTTTCATTCTTAGATGACCTTGCTATGCGTGTTAAGATGGTTAGAAAAGAATCTTTTGATGCAACAAACCCAATTAAGTCAATGCTTGCAGCCTTCAGAGATCCAAAGGCAAAAAAGAACATTGCAGACATGTTTAATTCTATAACTGGGCTTCAACAAAAACTAATTACTCTTAAAGCGCCAAAAGAATTTAGAGACTATATTGCAGGTCTAAGCGCAGACGATCTTAATAAATTAAAAAATGCAGATGCTGACCCAACTAAAAAAGGTAATCAGTCAATATTTAAATATGGTAAGTTTAAATCAGGTAAAAATAAGGGTAAAGAAAACAGAGAAGACATTATTGGTTTCTCAGAGGCTGGTCAGGCAATTATGCAGACCTACAAGGAAGCCCCACTTGCTGATTTTAACGTAGCACAAAAAGAAGTTATTCAAAGTGTTCAAGATCAGACTACAGCATTTAATACTCTGCTTGCTGCTGGTCTATCAACAGCAGATGCCCTAAAAGTTGTAGAAGATACAGCGCTTGCAGCATCAATAGCATCAGGAGCACTTGGTGAAATTGGGTCCACGGAAATGACTGGCTATGTTGCAGATATTAAACTTGCAAATGATGCACTTGCTAAACAAGCCGTATTAAATAAAGTTATACAGGAAAATGCAGACTTTGATTATGCAAATACAAACTATGAAAAACTTGCGGGACAACTAAAGGCAGCAGGTATAGGAGTAGAAGGAATCAGCAAGGTATTGGGAGATCCAGAACTAGCAAAACAACTAGTAGAAGACCTCAGAGATGGTAATCTAGATTCAAAAGAAATTAGAACAAACCTTGAAAATATTCCAAAAGAAAAAATTATTACACTAAAGGCAAGACTTGCAGGAGGAGATTTTGTAGGTGTTGCACAAGAAGGATTAAACCTTGTAGATGAGATGTTTGCCGTTCAGGAAGAACTTCTGAGAACTGGGGTTGACCCACGTACTACTGCGGATGTTGCAAAACTTCAGTCAAATGAAAAAACAATTAAGGGTCTTGAAGTCGCTTTAATTCCACTACAACAAAAAGTTAAAGCCCTAAATGATGAGATAGCCAATGGCCAAAGAGAGATTGAAATGTCTTATGAAAGACCAATGGCAGACCTTGGTGAGCAGATTAATGATTTACAAAGAGACCTAGAGGTAAATCCCATATTTGGTGACCGTGCTATTAAGGCAATTAATGATGCCAATGCTAAACTGTCACATGACTTAACATTAATTCAACATGATGCTGATGCAATTAATAAGAAGTATGATGAACAGGCAGAAGCACTTGCAGAAGTTCAAAGAATAAATGAAGCAATCTTAAACCAACAAAAAGAGCAGTTAGATCTTGCAGATGCTATTACAAGCGGAGATATTTCTTCTGCTGCTAAAGCAGCACAGCAGATGCGACAAACAAGTGCAAGCCAATTTGCAACAGGAGCAACAGATGCTCTCCAGCAAGCAAGAGACAATGCAATTGCTAGTCTAACTGGAAAGTCTAGTGGCCTAACACAAGAGCAAATCCAGCAACAACAATTTATTAATCAAGAAAAAATATATGCAATGGAGACAAATCCAGACAGACTTGCAATTCTTGAAAGTATAAAGGTAAAGCAAGATGAGATATATGCTCTTTAAGAAAAGAAGGAAGCAAAACTTTTATCAATTCGTGACCTTGAAGATAAAGTTTATAAGATAAATAATGATCAGATAAAACCTATTCAAGATAAAATTGAATTACTTGGACAAGAAAATCAAATAATTCAAGCAAGAATTGATAAACTTGTATCTGAGTTAACAGTTGTTGGTAAAACAAGAGAAGAGTGGAATCAAGTATCTGCAAAGGTTAAGGCTGCAGACCTTGCAAGTAAAGATTTACAAGGAACATTTGCATTGCTTTTGTCTGCAGCAGCATCTATTGATTCAATGTGGTCAAGTATAATTGCAAAAATTTCAGCAGCAGCAGGAGCAGGTGGAGCAGGTGGTGGAGGAGGATCTGGATCTACCACTACAACCCAATCGACTACTACAACCCAATCGACCACTGCAACTCAATCGACCACTGCAACCCAATCGACCACTGCAACCCAAGCACCATCAGTAGACTACTCTGGTGATGATAGAATTGCTAGAGAATCCGCAGCACGTGCACGAGCAGCAGCAAGTGCAGCAGAAGCAGCCCGTCTTTTAGCGCTAGAAAAACAAAATGCTCAGTACGCTGCAAAAGCAGAAGGACTTGCAAGAAGGTATGGAGGTTTTTCTTCAGGAGGACTTGTTCCTAAATATTTTGCGGTAGGTGGATATGCACGAGGAACAGATACAATTCCAGCAATGCTAACCCCTGGAGAATTTGTTATGAGTAAATATGCTGTTGGTACACATGGGATAGATAAGATGAAGGCTATCAATTCTGGATCATCAGTTGGCGATTCAGTGTATAATTATAGTCTAACTGTAAATGCAACATCTAATGCAACGCCTAATGAAATTGCACAAACAGTTATAAGTCACATTAGGCAAATTGATAATCAAAAACTTAGAGGGAGTAAAATATAATGGCTAATAGCGCATATATGGCTGGAAGAAAACAATGGGGTAGGCCACAAGCCATTTTGTTTTCAGAAAACTCTGGAACACTTTCTAATGGATTCTATATACCTAACGGTCTTGAAATTGGTCAAGTATCAACAGATGGGGCATCAGAACAGTTTTTAATCTTATCAGATCACAATAGAGGGGCTTTAGATTTTTCAACAGAAAGAATTGAAAAACGAGAGAGAACTATAAATGGTAAGATGCGTTCGTATCATATTGCAGATAAATTAAAACTTAATACATCCTGGAGTAATCTTCCATCAAGATCTTATTTAAATGCCCCAGAATTTACAACACTTGGTAAGCCTGTAGATGGAACTGAATACACTGTTGACGGAGGAGCGGGAGGAGCAGAACTTCTTTATTGGTATGAAAATCATACTGGATCATTTTGGGTGTTTCTTGCATATGATAAATATACTGAATTTGGAAAAAACACAGAGGCCCGCAGACATCTTCAGCAATATAATCAGGTTATAGAAATGTATATATCAAGTTTTACTCATACAGTTACAAAGCGTGGCCAAAATAGTCATGATTTTTGGAATGTAAATATTTCGTTGGAAGAAGCCTAATGTTTCAAAATAAAGAATTGGAAGATCATCTTTTAAACTCTTCATCTGTAAAAACACAATCTCTTATTTCTGCTGAATGGAATATGAACCTTCCAACCAATATATCGCTTGTTGGAAACTACAGATATAGGCCATCTGATTCAACCTCTACTTACTACAACCTTTTAAGTACTTTTTCTTTAGAAGATTCCACAACTCCAGTTAAATATTATACAGGTGCAACAGATGCCGATATATCTATAGATGGTGGATATTCAGACTATGAGCAGCCAACAACTTTAGTAAAAACAAAAGATAAATTAAAAATGCTTTATTCTTTAGAAGATTGCCTAAAGCCATTCAGACCGAGATCTGGAATTAATAAGGCCTCTTTTATTGATGGTAGATATCTGCATCACGCAAATTCTAATATGGCAAAAAGACCTAGATACTATATGCCAGACAAAGATGATGGTTTTAAATATTGGACATCTTTTAGAACAGAGTCTGGAAAAGAATATGGGATATCATCTAAAAATTTAACAGGACAATATTTTATTGATGATGCTGCTCCTTTTGTTGTATATAAAAATGAGGTTCCAACAAATCGCATTGTTATAAAAATGCAAACGCATTCGGGAGATATTGACCTTGGCCCATTTTCTCAGGGATCAAAAGTTATATCTGATCCTCTGTATGGTGATGACAATAAGAGTGTGCCAAAGAGATGGAAGATACAGGGATTATTTAATACATCTTGGATAGATCTATTATCTTTTAATGAAAATTCTAAGAGGACTGACGGATCTCCAGTAATTAAAACTGATGGATATGTTGAGATTGCTTATGGACTTATTGTGCCACAGAAATATAGAGATGTTTTTGTTTATGCAGAAACATATGCCTCAGAAGAATGGCTTCCAGAAGAGTCTGTTAATGGCTATGCTTACTTTATTCAGGCAAATGAGTCAGAAATTGGATATTTTAAAATTTGGTTTAACGGTCAGTATCAATCTTTTGTTCCAAACTATGGTTGGTATTTACAAGAAGATACTGTTGATAGACTAACAAACTTTGTAACAAAACTGACAAGCCCAACAAAGTATACAAAATCAACAGATAATAAAAATGTGTATAGAGAGTTTGAGTTTATCAAAGGTCTTAGAATTGTTGCAGAAACAATGAATAAAGATAAAGCAACTTTAGACTTAATAGAAATGTCTCCTAGACTTTGTGTAAATATTTCTGATAAGGTTACAAAATTTAATGTTAAAAAGAATGCTTCAGACCTAGGTGTTAGTGGTTTGCCAGTTGGACAATTACTTGCATCTACTGGATCTGTTTCATTATTTGATTATGATAATGCTTTTGTAAATAATCCAAAAAGTATAGTCACAAATCATATGGCAAGCAATATACAGTTTAAGATTTATGAATCCATTATCGGTGTCAATGGTTACGACTATATGGTTCCAATTAAGACTATGTATTCTGAAGGGTTTCCAAAATATTCTGTTGGAGATAGATCATTAACAGTAGATCTTAGAGATATGTTTTTTTATTTTGAAAATAATCTTGCACCACAAATACTATTTAGAAATGCTTCTGTGAGTTCAGCAGTGTCATTGCTGCTTGATTCAATTGGATTTTCTAATTACGTATTTAAGAGAACATCTGGTGAATCTGAGCCGAACATTCCATATTTTTATATTCCTCCAGATAAAACTGTTGCAGAAATATTAAATGATATAGCAAGATCAACACAAACAGCAATGTTTTTTGATGAGTATAACAACTTTGTGCTTATGAGTAAGTCATACATTATGCCAACTGTATCACAAAGAGCAACTGACCTTACAATATCTCAAGGATCAAACATGTTAGACATTTCATCTTCAGATAAAAATGTTTATAATGATGGACAATTAACTTATCAGACGAGGTATATTCAAAAAAGTTTTGGATCCATTCGTCAGGCAAGTTTAATTGATCCAGATAAAACTTGGATATACAAGCCAGTATTATTGTGGGAAGTATCAGGAACTGAAAATACAAAATCAGTTAATGGAGAAGTAGCAAAGCAATCAGACTTTATCCTAAGTGCTATACCTTTAAACTCAGACCTGTCTGACTCAGCCCCGTATGCTTCAAATGGAAAAATATTAAACAACACAATTGATTTTGGTGAGGGCATTTATTGGATAACAAGATATAATGGATATTTTTACTCTAATGGTGAGGTTATTAGGTATGATGCTGTTGAATATAATGTTTCTGGAATTGGAAATGTTTGGATAACTAGCGGTCAAGAGTATTCGGAATATTTTGCAAAGTTGCCATTTAATGGAAAAATATACCCAACAGGACTCGTTAGAATTTACTCTGTACCTAAATACGAAACAGTGTCATCAGTAACAAAGATAGCAAATGGCGAAGTTGAGCAACATGGGCGAGCACAATTTGGAACAGCCATTAAATATCATAATGCTGGTATTAACTCGTATTGGACATCAAACTCAAGTGTTCGTGGAATAAACATGTTATCTGATAACCTATTTAAAACTGGATCTAATGCAACAGTTGGAAATGATGGAGGCGCAGGAATTGATAACACAACTGCACAAAAAAGTTCTAGAAGCGGAATAATAAAAAACTTTATGTCAACAACCTACGTAGATGAAAAAACAGTAAACTCAATTAAGTCAACACAGTCAGGGACCATTCAGTCTTCTGCATTTGTAATGTCAGGCCCAACATTCTCTAGTGAGTCTAAGCCAATTGATTTTTTAACATATGTTTATAAACCACTTACAGAAAAATTTGTTCACTTTGGAACAAGAATGAGAATTGTTGGAAAAATTGAAAATGGAGTTTCAAACAGCCAAACACCAGTTGGAGCGTCTACATATTTTACAGTGCCAGGAACTACACCAGATAAAAATATTAACGTTGCTGGAGGTTCTGGCGGTCTTGGTATTATGCTTAATCCAACCACAAACCACGGATACTATTTTGAAATTATTGCGCTTGGCTCAAATAATATATCAAAGTCTGACAGTGTAAATGTAAATAATTTAATGTTCTATAAAATTAAGAAAGATCCACTAAGCGATAATGCTGTTCCAATTAAACTTTGGGAGGGTCTAGGTAAGATTATTGTTGACAACGGGCTATTTACTGGACAATATAGAATGGCTTCAGAAGAAAACCCAACAGTCTATGACCTTGCAGTAGAGTATCAGGACTTTGGAACTACAAGAAGATTCTACCTATATATTAATGGAACATTAATAAAGACAGTAGATGACCCAGATCCGCTACCAAAATATAATAATATGGGGGTATTTGTTAGGGGATCATCAAAATGTATGTTTGAGAATATATATGCTCTATCATCTAATTACAGTCAAAATACAACCTCTGTTCTTGATACACCCGTTCAGTCTGTATTTGGAGATAATGAAATAGATACTAATGAGTCATTTAGAAGATACGCTATGACTGGAGTAGTTCAGTCAACATACCTATCTGGCATTGATCCAGCACAACCACCAAAATATAATATGTATTTTGAAGAATTTGGAACTATTATGCGTGAAGCGTCATCTTTTAAAATTAAATATGACAAAGCATATCCAGCCTTATACGCTAAAATGTCTCCAACATTTAATAGGCTAAAGGGTTATACCGTATCTGGATTTAGAGCAGGGGCATACGGCGCAGAATTTTTAGTATTTAACTCAACAGATACAGCATTAAGCCTTGACTCTCAATCAGGAAATTATTTAAGAATTCAAGGAGTAACATTCACACAAGAAACAAACAACACATACTCTGTTGATGATTATTTTAAAAAGAATAGTAATTTTTCTAATCCTCAATTTAATGCAGATAATACAATATCCTCACCACAAAAATCAAAAGAGATATATGATGACATAAAATTAAGTAGAATGCAGCATGGAAAGAAAGACTTCTCTTTATCTGCTCCATATATACAAAGTTCAGATGATGCCGAAAGTCTTATGAAATGGCTTGTTAATAATGTAACAAAACCAAGAACATCTATTGGGCTAAAGGTTTTTGCAATGCCAACACTGCAGTTAGGTGATATAGTCAAGGTTGATTACTCTGATGGTGGAGTAGATGTACTTGAAGTAAACTCTAAAAGATTTGTTATTTATAGTATTGACTACTCAAAGTCATTACAGGGTCCTTCAATGGATATATATCTTAGCGAGGTGGCATAGTGGAACCAACTCAGCAGGTACCAGAATTAAATACTACAGTCAACACTCCTGCAGTCAAGGTTGCAACGCCAGAACTTATCCTATTTAAGGATGAACTATTTCCTCCAGAGATGATGATAGATCTTGTCTTTGAAGATATTGGTGGAACAGAAATGATCAGTATTGCTAGAAATGATATTATTAATGGACTTGATGTATTTTATAATCCAATTAAAAATCTTAGCAGTATTTATTTTCAATATAATCCGCAAAATGTTTTAGTTTTGCAAGGGACACTATTTTCAACTTTTGAAGGATATGGGTTAAAATTTGAGGAATTTGTTCCAACAGTTGGTACTGGACCAAATGGAGAGATAATCTATATAGATGAAGCAAGTGGCGATCTATATATAAACGTAAAAGATTTAAAAGAAGACCTTGAGGTAAAGGTTGAAATTCAGGTCACTGGAGCCAGTTATAATGATACAATATATGTGGTGAATGCATAATGATAACAAATACAGGAAAATCTATTTTGGCCAAGTATCTAATTGGACAGGCCCCAGCCTACGCATCTTATATAGCGGTTGGCTGCGGTCCAAAGGCAAAAAATTCAGGGGCATCTTTCTCAAATTCAGAACTGCTAGAAATGAGAAATAAAAAAACATTAGATTATGAGATGCATAGAGTTCCAATTACATCTAGAGGATATGTCACAGAAGATGGAATATCTAAAATTGTATTTACGGCAGAACTAGATACAAATCCAAGATATGAAATAACAGAGGTGGGGCTGTTTTCAGTAAAATCAAATACTATCGCTGGATCATATGATAGTAAGTCTTTGTTTTCATTTTCACATGATGAGTCTTGGCAGTATTATAATGGCACAGCACAGTCAACAATTCCACAAATTTTAACACCACTGAGTACAAATACATCTATTTCTGCTGTCTCAAATAATATTATTGGAAGTTACAATGTTGGAGTAGATGGTGCAATTGTTGCCTGCCCAGTTATAAAAACAACATCGGATAACACAGTCTTTAACTCAACATCTAGAATTTCTAGAAATGAAAGATCTAGATATTTAAATGAGACTATTTTAGTCGCTGGAAATACCTCTACATTAAATGTTGTAAGTTCAAAATTACAACCAGCAGCAGGATCTAAATATTTAATTGCAAACGGTGTCTCTGTTGATTTAACAAAAAACTCATCATCTGATCAAATCAAACTTGCTTTTTCTATAGTAAATAAAAATGATGATCCAACAGTGGTGCCAGACAAGGTAAGGATTTTATTACAGTTTCTTTCGTCAGATGGCTTAAAATATGCAAATATGGAAGTTGATATAACAAAAGATAATGCTTCCTATGACTTTAGCACAAATAGGTATTATGTAGTTACAAAGCAATTGCAAGACCTTGTGTATTCTGCAGACTCAACCTTTTCTTGGGATGCTGTAACTATGGTTAAGGTATATTGTTCTACGCTTATTGCAGGATCAAATAACACCTATACTCCGTCAGACAACTGGTACATTGCTCTGGATGGCATTAGATTTGAAAATGTTACAACAGAGAATCCATTATATGGTTTATCAGGATATTCTATTGTAAAGACATCAAATGGATACCCAATTATAAAAAATGGTTCGTACTCTGGCTATATTGAATTTAGGTTTGCTTTGGACGTGCAATAGTGTCAGAAAATATTAAAAACATTATTGTAAAAAAATCTAACCTTCCAAGTTTTAATGGTAAAAATGCATCATATACAATTAGATATAAAGTTGTCTCATCAGATGGAAACAGAACCTCACACTGGTCAATTCCATACACTCTAACTTTTGCAACACCAACACAGATACAGTGTGTAACAAATGTCACAGATCTGGGAGCACAAGGAAAAACACTTAGTGCAATCTGGGTTTCAGATTCAAAAACAACATCTTTTGATATATATATAAAATGGACTACTGCATCAACCTCAACAGATGCTTGGAAGCACATGTCTACAATATCAAATACGCAGTGGACAACACTCATTCCTGCAAATGCATTAAAGTATCAGATAGCAATTCAGGTCCCAACGCAGATAAAAGAAAGGTACGCAAAGGCCACGTTATTTCTTTCAACAGAGATAGCGGTCTAGTGGTATAATTAAGTATGACAATCGAACTGCCCGAAAGAGGACAACCGCTTGACGTTTCCTATTTATATAAACTTGCTAATGCTGTTAATGATTTATCTAACTCAGTATCCTCTTCTACCTATAAGTATGTAACAGTTGATGCTGGATCTGCTGGAAAACAAAGTGTAAAAACATCAGATGCAAGAATTATTGGTGGCTATGTTTCTGTAAATAACAATACAACAGTTACCGCTGCCCAAGAAAAAGATTTTTCATATGACTTTTCAACAGATTTTAAGTACGCCCCAATAGTTACTGCTACAGTTATAAATACTGGTGGTACTGATGCTGGAAGAGATATGACAGTAATATTAAAGCCTCCTTCTACAAATAAAGTAGAAGGGTTTGTTAGGTTTAACAAGGGTGGTGTGGTCACAGCAGGAGTTAGCCTTATCATTATAGGTATTCCTAATTAATGCTAAGATGTTTAAAATGTCGAAAAAGGATGTTTATTGATAGGACTTATAGTTCTCCAATGCATTTAGAAAGTTACTGTTTGACCTGTGGATATAGAAAATTTTTTAATCCACCACAAGATTCTGAAGAGGGAAGATGGCTAATAAAAAAGGAACAACAGAGAGCGAAGGCTACAATGTCGCAACTGTAATTCCAGGAAGCAAGAAAGTCTGGTTTCTTAATGGAGACTTAGTTAGAGTTTATCATTTTAATAAATCAAATGGAATTATGTCTGTTTATAATATTACAAAAGATCAAATTGAAAGTTGTTTAATTAGTGATTTTAAAAGTAAAAGAGAAAGAGCCTACACGGTAGGTCAGACTGCTGATTTAGTTAATCGCCATAAAAAATATATGCCATCATTAATGAAACGAGGAGTCATTCCATTTCCCACAGGGTCACAAAAAGGCGGGGACAGAGGATGGCAAGTAAGATCATACTATTCAGAATCTCAAGTAAGAGAGATTCGTGATATACTTGCTACACACCATATTGGTAGACCAAGAAAAGATAATTTAATTACAAATGATATAACACCAACAAAGGCTGAATTGACAAGGCGTATGGGGGATGGTATACTTAAATATACAAGAACTGAGGATGGACGATACATTCCAATATGGAATGAATCAATTAATTAAAGGGGTATAGAATGAATAACGAAGAAACAAAAGTATCTGTAACATTAGGATACACACTTAATCTAGGAAATTTCCAGTCATTGAGACTAGATCTTGGTGTAGTTGACAGCAAGCGTGACGGAGAAAATACAAATGATGCTTTTGAGCGTGTTTATAAGTTTGTTGAAGATAAACTAACTGAAAAGATCAATGAGGCAAAAGCAGAGATTAACGAGTAATGGCCGAACGCAAAGACCGAATGGCTTTGCTTTCACGTTACAGCAAGCACCATACGGCAAAATATGAACAAAAGCCATCGTTAAACTTAAATGTAGAGCAGTGGGCTTCTGACGCATTAGTAGAGTCCTACGGCATTGGAGAATGCTATGACTTACTTGATTATTATTTTAGCGTTGCCCAGTCGCCTAGTTGGAATTACTTTGCATATAATGCAGAAAAAATATTACAAGCAAGGAAAGATAAGAAGCGTGATGATGAAGAAAGAATAGAGCGTAGGAAGATGGCAAAGGAGTGGTTAAGTGAATAATACAGAGTCCAGACTTATAAGTGCAGTTCTAAAAGACAAACAGGCGCACGTACTTCTTCAAGCAAATATTGATTCAATTCTCAGAACCCACGGAGACATATGGACTTTTATAAGAAAGTACTTTGAAGCAAATGGATCAACTCCTCCAACCTCTCTCGTTGTTGAAAAATTTAGAGACTTCATTCCAGTTGAAGATGTAGGAGCAACAAAGCATCATCTAGAAGAATTACGTGCAGAATATTTAAATGATAGCCTCAAAGATATCATTAGGTCAGCAGCAAGTGATGTTCAATCTGGAAATGGTGTACATGCTTTAGAGTCACTAATTACTGGAACCTCAGAACTAAAAAAGAATACTTCAGCAATACGTGACATTGATGTGACTGATCTTGAGTCTGCAATTGCTTATTTCCAAAATATAAAAGAGCAGCAAGCGTTAGGCCACAGAGGAATTAAAACGGGGCTTCCAGGTTTTGATAACTACCTACCATCTGGGATTATGCCAGGACAACTTGGGGTATTCCTAGCATACCCAGGTATTGGTAAATCATGGTTAGCGCTATACTTTGCAGTTCAGGCATGGAAGCAAGGCAAGAGTCCAATGGTAATTAGTCTTGAAATGTCTGAGACAGAAGTTAGAAATCGTGTCTTTACAATTATGGGTGAGGGCCGTTGGTCACATAGAAAAATTAGTAATGGTGAAATTGAGATTGATATGTTAAAGGAATGGCATGCTAAAAATCTTCAAGGTAAGCCAGAGTTTCATATTATCTCAAATGATAGCGGTGGAGAAATTAATCCATCTGTTCTACGTGGAAAGATTGATCAATATAAGCCAGACTTTGTTATTGTTGACTACCTTCAGTTGATGGCTCCAAATCAGAAATCAGATAATGAAACGGTACGAATGAAGAACCTTTCAAGAGAACTTAAACTAATGGCTATTGGTGAAGA